GCAGTTCTTGACTCTTTTCAACCGAGCCTGTGACCTGTAATAGTTTGAGCAGTGATGGCTGTAGTTGATTACGATTGATGCCTGTTAGAGCTTCAATCTTATTGAGATAGACATCTAGATCCTTACTAGCAAAAGCCAGACCTAGATTACGCACAGAGTTATTAAGTTGAGCAATTTCTAATTCAGCACCAGCAAAAGCCTTGACCGCGTTTTGTCCATAGCGAGCAAGTGCAGCAGCACCGAAAGTAATACCAAAAGCACCTGCCAATTTCTTGACTTGGTTAGTAAGCATCGCTACTTGCTTATCTGCTTTATCAAAAGCCTTCTTGCCTGTGTATTCGGCGGCTATGTCAATCTTTACATCGGTTGCCATTACTTGACCCTCGCTTCTAACTTATCGCGTGACTTCTCGATTGCCTTGATGACTGCCGCTGTTGCCTTGCCTTGATCTTCTTTCCATGCGCGGAAGATTGCGCGACCCTTCATCTTGCGAGAGGCTCGACCTGCTTCACCTGCACCGCGTTGATAAGCATCGACGATCTTGCCAGTACGATCCATCGACTCAATAAACTGCCGTCCAGCATTAGGGTTATTGCTAAGAGACTGACCCTTAGACCCAGAACGGATAAACTTGCCATAATTCTCATGGCGTGGTGCAACTACTTCTACTCTTGGAGCTTGTGGTCTGCCATGTGGATTTAAGCGACCAGCAGTCTCATAGATAGAGCCTGAAACTGAAGCATTAACAATCCGAGCAAGAGAACGCCATCCAGAGCGATTAGCCTTAGAAGGTGTTGTCTTGTATCCAATACCGCGTTTAGCAGCACCACTTGACCAGACGCGATCAGTACCCCAAGCACCGCCACCGCCTTTAGCCCAACCGCTTAGTGGTGCAGTTGATGGGATAAACCCACGAGCTGCTGCTGTGATTGGCTTTAAGATTGCAGCCAATTCCTTTTGTGTTTCTTTTGCTAAATCTGGTGAAAACTGTTTAAGGGCTTTGCGAAGCTCAACCGCGCCCTTTACGCTTGCTGGCATCGCTCACCTCTTTCGCTTCATCCTTTAGACCTTGCAACAATGCTTCTAGCATTATCGGATCTAATTCTAATAACTGCTGTGGCGCGATCCCTAACCTAATGCTAAGTCTAGCGATTAAGTAGGTGAATGGGAGATCGCGCTTTAAGACAAAGGGTCAGAGTCTAAAACCTCAACACTCTTTAGTGTCTCGATAAACTCAATCCCAAAAGGCTTAACAGACTCACCTGATCTGCGTGTTACTTCCCATGCTAACCAATAGACATCGCTCTGCTTTTCTTCATCGCGGAACGCCTTATGGAAGCCCTTTTTAGCGTACTGCTCGAATGAGTACTCCACTGCTGGAGTGATCTCGCCTTCTAATACGCTTCCATCTGTACGAACTATCTTTAGTCTTGCCATGAGTTTGCCCCTTTGTTTAGTTAATTACGCTGTTGCTACAGTGATTGTGCCGTTTACATTCCAAGTCACAGATTGTGTACCTAGATCTGCTACTGAACCATTAACATCTGTTGTGTTATTTACTAGGCAGGTCATTGTGTAGCTTGGGTTAGTCGCTGAGACTGCCGCGCTTGTCTGCTTGATAACTACTGGCACAGATGTTCCCCATGCAGCCTGTAGAGTCTGTAGGACTTCACCTGTAGCTGTGTCATTGAGAAAATCAATTGTGATTGATGATGCTTCTAGTCCCTTAACGAACTTGTGACCTGAGTCACCCATCGCAGTGACTTCCAATTCGTCAAATGATCTGTTTATGCTAATGCTTGTTACATGGTCGCTTAGATCGACTGAATTCACAGTGACCGAAACTCCGTTATTTAGAAATACAGCCATTGGATTATTCCTCGTCTTTCTTGGTTGCTGGCTTAGGTGCTGCTGGCTGAACCTGACCGATCTTGATCAGGAACGCTTCATTCTCTTTTTCCCATTCGGTCATGCTTAGCTCCAACTCGTTAGGATTGATACTGACATCTCACAGCTGAGTAGATCACCACTTGCAGCGTTGAGAACACTAGGTGCGCTAATTGCGCTTACATTATAGACCAGATTAGATGCAGCAAGCAGAGCAAACACACTTACTACAGTATCTTCAATCCCATTAAGGTTTCCCTCATTGTCAAACAATGGGACAGTCATAACAATCTTGAAGTTAGCCATTGGACTGATAGAGATCTGGCTGTTGTTGTTAGGTGTTAGATACGGATCATCTGGACTGACAATTACAGAGTTTGCTAAAACTGTTGCAGGCGGGAAAGCAAAGGTTTGCCACTTAGCATTATTGACTAGGGCAGTCGCTAAAGTGGTGCGTAGTGTGGTGATTGCAACTGGCATTAACCCACCATTGAGTTAGGGCTTAGCGCGTGTGCTATCAATCCTCGCACCTTAGCGAGAAGCTGTGCGCTCATTCGATAAGGGCTTGGCTGGAAATCGACAAGGTTAGACCCGCTGAGAGTAGCGGTGCGCGCTTGCCAGATCTCGACAGATACCATCAAAGCTGCATTCTGGATTGCTGGATCTAGTGACCAATCAACATAAGTATCTGCTGATACTGTGCCAAAGGGTTGGACTGGATGCTCTACTGCTGGAGTGTTGTTATTGCCTGTGATGGCATAAGTGATGTTGTAATCGCCTACTCCAGTGAGAGTTTTTGAGCCGTTGTGCTTAGATCCGTTACCAGCAATCGTGACAGTTTGACCGACATAGAACACCTTTTCAACTTTGTCCTCAAAGTAAAGTGTTCCTGTTGTTGCTGTGTTGCTGTGTGCGATGTTATAAGTTGTGTTAGTCCAAAGCATAGGAAGTAGGACTGCATCGGTAGCGTCGCACACTTCCTGTAAAGTGGCATCAGGATAGAGAGTACCCACACCGAGAGTGGTGCGAAGCTCTGCAACTGTTGTAAGAGACATCCTGATCCTTTCTAAAGACTCTGAGGGGTAGAGGGCTACTACCCCTCAGAGCGTACTTAGTGGCTAGTAATTACGCTACTGCGAAGCGGCGAACGCCCTTACCTGACTTAGCAACATAGATTGCTAGGTATCCGTAAAGGTTGATTTCGATCTCGCCAGATGTCAATACATTGACACGAAGCTGAGTTGTTGGTGACTCCCATGTGTACACAGAAGCAGGTGCAACTAGGAACGCAGACTCATCTGCAATTCCTGAAGTTGTGATGTTGTGATCTACGATCAAGTCTGTTCCCAAAATTGAACCGCGAACAGATGAAGCCACAGCATTACCTGAAGCATTGTATGTAGCACCTTGTGCTGAGTAGAGTGCGCGACCTGTTGTATCTGCGTATCCTGTGATCGCTGCCCACTGGTCAGTTGAAGCAACTAGCTTGTTAGCAAAGTCTCCGCCTGTACCCTTGTAAGCTGCTGCACCTTCTACAGAGATGAATGACTGTAGTCCTGCTGCTGTTGTTGCTACATTTGTAGCAGCTGTGCCTGAAGCTGTAAATGCTGCGATTAGTGCTGCATCTGTAGCCTTCTCATACGCCTTACGGAGTTCTGTCATCATGAGTTCCATGAATGCAGGTGATGAGCGGTCGATCAATTCGAATGATACGCGCTGTAAGCCTGAGAACTTGTTCACATTTACTGTGTCGTAAGCAGATGTCATTCCTGTCTCAGATGGTGCTGAACCTTCATTAGTGTCTGCAACTGTTGGAGCAGTATCTGCTGAAGAAGCGTTTGTGTAAAGGCGTGGAACTGTAAAGCTCATGCCTGACTCTGTTAGAGCTGCGCGGGTTACTGCCTCAAATGCTGGGCGACCTGTGAAGGTGTCAGTAATGAATGTGTTTAGGTGTGGTGCAAGTGTAAGACCAGTGTTTGTTGATGTTGAGTCATCTGCTGCGCGAACAACACGACGAGCCTCATCATCACCAAGTGCTGCCTTGATGTTTGCTTCTAGGTATTGTGCGCCTGAAATAGGTGCTACGCGCTCGCGCACGAATGTAGTTGCTGTCACTACAGTTGGGCGAGCAGCTTCAACCGCTGCTGCTTCTACTGCTGGTGCTGCAACTGTCTCTGGAGTATTCTCCACAGCTGTCTCGCTTTCTGTTGGTGTGATTTCTTGATTGGCTTCTGGACTGTCCTCCGCCAAAACATCGGTGACCTGAGCTGACTTAAAAGCGGGCTCGGTGACCAAACTGACCTCTAAAAGCCGAGCGGCTGATACATGCATAACGCCGCCCTTAACTTTTGATGTAATTACTTCTACGCCTACGCTAAGACCTGAAACCAAGCCTTCTTCAGCCATAATTAAACTCTGTGTACCTTTGTCGCTCTTGCTTACAGAGAAGGTTGCGTAAATAGCATCGTTAGCAACTTCATTAAAAAATGTTGCGCGACCTCGTGGATCTTTTGTGTTGTGCTGATTTAGAAGTTTAATCTTCTTAGGATCTTCTGGGAGTGCAATACTGTTGTTCTCAAACACAACTCGTCCTGCTGAAGTATTGCCGATTTCTCCAGTACCTACTGGAACAATCTTTCCAGAGATAGTGCGCTCTTCGACATTAGCCGTTAAGTCTGCTGAAAAGGTAAGGATTTGCTTTTCCATTATTCTATTCCTTCACTGCCGTTAGGTGTTAGATCTTCCATCTCCATCGCTTGCTCAACTGTGATCAAGCCTAGAGATAACATCTTTTCAATTACTAGCAATCGCTCCATAGGTTCAGTTGCCAAGAATGATGATGAAACATCGAAGCGCACGGAATTGCCTCTGGCGGTTATGTCATCCATGCTCAACCTGTCCTGTATGGCATTGACATAAGGAGCGACAGATAGAGAATAAAATTGTTTGCGCTCATCTAATACATTTGCGTATGTCATGCTGTTATTCATTTCAGCTGACAACAGGTAAGCCGGTATCGAACATAATCTGGCTATTTCGGTCGAAAGGAATTGCTGGGCAGAGTCGTACATCATGTCTTTAGGTGAGAATGATGTTGGCTGGTATTCCAGAGTAGAAGTTAAATAAGCAGTTGCACGATTGTTTCGCGCTGTTTTCCATGCAGCAAGTAATCCTGCAACTTCTTTAGGATCTAAGTCTGCTCCGTTATTGCGTAGCACTCCGCTCGGCATTGGAGTTGATGCAGCGATAACTGCTGCTTTACGAAGATCGATTGCAGCTCTAATAGTTTCAGATCCGCGCTCTAAGATACCTTCATCAAATGCTTGGAATGTTACAAGTGATCCTAGACCCGACATCGGTACAGCTTCAGCCTCGATGTAATACTGAGTTACTTCCATGCCGTAAAGATCAGTTGTAAATGTAACCTTTACATTAGGTATCCAGCGAAACCTACGCGGACGCTGATCTTCCTCATAAACCTCAGTGACCTGCCAGTAAGCCACGCCGTACATAAGCAAACTATCAACAGTCCAAGCCATTGTTACTGAACGCGGTTGATTGATTGCTGGCTGATCAACCCAAATTGGGTTTCCTAATTCTTCACCTGTGGAGTTACGATACAAGTTAAGTGGCAAATCTCCAACAACTCCAGCAAGTAAATTACGGCATCGAGCTACAGAAGGAACTGACATAGCTTCGTTGCGTTGGACTCGCGGTAGTACATAGTTGTAAAGGGAGTTAAGATTTTCTCCCATAATTTGAGGGGCGTATTGCGCTAAAAGCGATGAACGCTGATCATTATTGATTGCTTCAGTTTTGCGGAATAGACCCATAGTCATAAAGTGTAGCATTTGTCAAGTAATTAGACAACACGCCGCGGGCGTGTCTAAGTATAAATCTGAGGCTTAGGCTGAGGGATCATTAACTTGGAAACTGCCATAGCGATCCCGATAGGTGCTGAAATGTCTCCTGCTGACTTGCGCTTGATGATGCGCCACGCGCTGTCATTGACCTTAGCCGCACAGTTATTCATCTGCTGGATAAACTCCTGCTGCCCATTGTGAACAATCCTATGGTTCACCAATCCTTCGAGATAGTCCCCGCAAGCTTTATAAAACTGCTGCCCTGAGACATCCTCGACTACTACGCCAGAGTTGGAGAGCCTGTCCGCAATCGTTTGCGTGGCGTACTTGTCAAAGCAGACAAGGCGCGGCTTATAAATGTCACACCACGCCTTTATACTTGCTGCCATCTTTAACTCATCGATAGCAACCTGTGAGCTGTAAGTCTCTAGGATGCCGATGCCAATCCTGCCATCTGGCAACAACTGACCAGCAACGAGTGAGCCGTTACGCCTTGAAGGGCTAACATCAAAGCCAAAGATTGTGTAAGCCCCTACTGCCATCTCTAGAGTGCTATCACTTGTCTCCTCTAGGATGCCATGCGGCCACGGACTACTTAGGGAGTCGATCCACTGACAAAGAGTCTCAGTGCGCGTGTTTTCAATTGGCGAAGTAGCAATCGCCTCTTCAATCGCCTCTTCTGTGATGGTGTATCCCAAAGAGGGGTTAGCCAAAGCCCATGCATCTCTATCGGTTATCTTGCAGTATTGAGGGGCTGAGTATTCATAAAATCCAAAAGACTTGGGCGGGTAATCGATAGCTCTTTCTCGTAGGTCGTTGAGTACAGTGCTGAAAGCGTCTCCTGCATTAGAGGTAAGAAGCGTCTGAGAGTTTGGGTGAGCTCTAGTTGTAGGAGTTGCAGCTCTAAATCCTTCTTCTGTGATCTCTCGGATTTCATCGATGTAGAGCAATCCATTGACTGATCTACCGCGAGAGCCGTCTCTAGTTGCTGCCACAACATCAAGCCTTGCTCCAGATAGCATCTCAATTGACTCTGTGCCGTTTGCGTGTCGGATCTGTTTAACGAACCCTTTAAGGTGGTCATTGTTCTCCAATAGGTGAGTGATTTGTCTGAAGGTGTCTAGTGCCATGCTTCTGTTAGAGGACATGATTAAGACATTGGTTTCCCACTTGATTAGGTGCGCCAGTATCAGCATACGCGCTAAGTGAGTCTTTCCATTCTGTCTGGCTACAAGGATCAGGTTTGTCTTGCGTATCCATGAGCCCTTCTTGTCCACAGTGAGTATGTCTTTGAGGACAAACTCCTGCCACGGCAACAGAGGGATCTTTACAATCTCACAGAGGTCTTTTACATCTTGCAGCTTGTTTGAGCCCTTTAACAGTGGGCTGTGAAGCCTCGGCTTAGTTGCCCCTCGTAAGGCTTTGGACTTCTTGGGTGGATTTGTCATTGACTCGGATTGGGTCGGGTCTTAAATGGACTGTCTAGCATCGTCTCGGACTGCATCGGGGAGACATTGTCGATAAAGACAGGGGGGGTCAAGCCTCGTGTTAGAAAAACGCCCTCTTCGAGCGCACCCTTGCGGCTGTTGCATGGAGCACAGCAAGCTACAAGGTTATCTAGGTCATGCCCACCACCGCGCTTGCGTGGAATGATGTGATCCACCTGAGTTGCATCCTGTCCGCAATACATACAGGTGTAATTATCTCGCTTGAGTACACGCTCGCGTTGCTTCTTCCATTCCTTTGTCCAAAGTACTTCTTTACCCATGAACTCTTTCCTTACCCATACTTGGTAGCGAATGGCATCTATAATTGGTTGATTAGCACACACATTCTCTGTTGTCTCTGGTGTCTGTATTACATGAGCTTGCATACTACGCCCACGATTATTATTAGTCTTTAGACTTATCCTATGTCTGTGTGCAACATTAACAACAGTACTGTACTTAATACCTAATGCAGCAGCTATGTGTTTCGCACCTGTATTAGCATGATCTCTGATGAACTCTATTTGCCCTTGATCTAATGCCATCCGTATTTACTCCAATGATCTAATGCGATACAAGGCTCACCATACCTGTTACCTATGTATGACAAGCCCCATACTACCTGCTTATAACCATCTACCCTAGCAAGATACTCAGAGCGTCCCTGAGGAATACCATGATGAGATCCATTCTTAGCAGAAGGTCGCCAGTTACTCTCTTTAGTGTAAAGCTTATCTAAGCAGTTAAATTGTTGATAATTAAAATCTAATAGATAGAGAGAATAAGTCTTATAGTCTATGTATTCTTTAGGCTTTGTAGAGCCTGCTTCCGTAGGAAAGCATAGAGCTATCCCAAATGCTAGCAGCACCCCGCGAGCGATCCGCTTAGGCGGCTCGCGGTGAGCCTTTGAGAGGCTCTGCGAACTTAGCATACTGATAGTGTCAAGTAACAGCGTAAATCTTGGGCGTGTTGCCATGTTATTACCCCCTGTGGATAACTTCTGTGGATAACTGTTGTCCTATGTAGTGTGTATAAGCGGGTGGTATTGACTCTACTAATTCTGACCAGATCATCCAATCAATGCCCATCGCTTCATTAGCCTCAGTCATTGTCTTAGCTGTATGTCCGCCATGAGGTATCTCATCACGCATTGATCCATAAATACCTACAGGCTTGCCTTGTTGCTTATGATGGCAATCTGTGCCCTTTAGAGACACATTAGACTCGAATAGGCGGTGTCTGCGTACCTTTAGACCAAAGGCACTACCGCACAGTTGTATAGGGCTTATAAGCGGTGATTGAGGCACATTCTCAATAACATAAGGCTTACCACTAGCAATCAAAGCCTCACGCACCTCTGGGATCATGTCAATCTTGGTCGTACTTTTACCCTGTGCATTACGAAGATGCTTAGTAGCTGAGTGTGTCTGACATGGTGGACTAGCAGTAATTACATCAAACTGTGACAGGAACTCCACATTAAGATAATCACGCACATCACCTCTAATGTATGTGTGAGGGTATCGCTTGCCATGTTTAACATCTATGCCAGTAACCTCAAAGCCAGCTCTGGCATAGCCCTCACTCGCCCCACCTGCACCACAGAATAGATCCAATAGTTTCAATCTTTGCCCCATCCTGTTCCCTTGAAATGTATTGGGTTAGCTGCTATGACCTTAACCATAGGTTCATTACAGTAAGTGCAGAGTATTACTGGTCTATTGTGCCATCCATGATAGATCTCTTGACTGAGATTGCATCGTGAGCATTTGTAGTCATAGGCTGGCAAGTTAAACACCTCTGTATCATGTAAGACCCACAGCCTGTGCAGCGGTCAATGTCTGCTTCTGTGGGTTCGCTAGTAATGTGACCATACTTTAATTGGAGTAGCGGTAAGAGATCCTCTAAGCGGATGATGGCGGCATACTCACGCGCATCTTCACCCTGTCCGTTTAGTCGTATCACTCCAAAGCCCAATTCCCCCGAAAGAGCTGTGCGAGCTTTTAATTG